GCCGGCGGCGCAAGACCGCTGTCGGCGCACCCACCCCGACTGGCCGGGCGGGGCCTGTTGGCCCTCGACCTCGGTACCACGACCGGCTGGGCCATGGCGCTGCCCGACGGCGGCATCGTGAGCGGCACTGTCTCATTCCGGCCGAGCCGCTACGACGGCGGTGGCATGCGTTACGTCCGGTTCCGCGCATGGCTGGAGGGCATCGCCGAGGACACGTCCGGTATCGCAGCCATCCACTTCGAGGAGGTTCGCCGGCATCTCAGCACCGATGCGGCACATGTGCATGGCGGTTTGCTGGCGACGCTGACCGCGTGGTGCGAGCAGCGGTCGATCGCCTACCAGGGTGTCCCCGTCGGCACGATTAAGCGGCATGTCACCGGCCGCGGCAACGCCGACAAGGCGGCCATGATCGGAGCGGTCCGTGCCCGCGGCTACCACCCGGCCGACGACAACGAGGCCGATGCCATCGCCATCCTGCTGTGGGCCCTGGAGACCCGGGGAGGCGTGCGATGAGTGCGGAGACCATCCTCGCGCGCGCGGCCGACGTCTTGGCTGACCGCAGCAAGACCTACGGCGAGCCGCGCCAGAACATGGCGGCCATCGCCACCCGCTGGTCCGTCACGCTCGGGCACCCGGTCACCCCAGCGCAGGTCGTGCTGTGCATGCTGGACCTCAAGCTGGCTCGGCTGCAGCGGGATCCCGGCCACCAGGACAGCATGGTCGACGTCATCGGCTACGCCGCGCTGCTGAACGAGGTGACGCGATGAGGTGGGCACCCCGAGGCTTCGGCGGCGAGCGCCAGCCGCCCGAGGACATCAAGCGACAGGGTTGGCAGGCGCAGCGCGTGCTGGTCGTCGATGCCGACGACGAACGTCTGACTTGGCTCGAGCGCGAGCTGATCCGCCAGCTCGGCGAGAAGCTTTACGGCAACAGGCCGAAGCGACAGGAGACTCGGCATGGCTGACTGGACGCCAGAGATGGTCGAGGAGCGGTTGATCGAGGCAGCTGCAGTCCTGCGGCGGCTTCCCGCGCAACGGGGGCAGGGTTACTTCAGCACTTGGCCGCAGATGTTCGTCGAGTTCAGCGACCTCGTGGGCCAGACGCCGGAGCCGATACGCCTGCCACCGCCGTCGGCCGCTGCCATCAGCCGTATGGAGGCGACGCTCGGCTGGATGCCATGGCTCGAGCCGATCGACGCCAAGATCGCGTGGCTGCGGGCCAGTGGGAAGCGGTGGAAGGAGATCTGCTGGGAAGTCGGCTTGGCCCGGGCCGCCGCGCACGAGCACTGGCTTTACGCGCTCTGCGTCATCGTGTGCCGGCTCAACGGCCGGGACCGGGTAAAACACATTGGCAGGCGGCGGTTGATTGCCTTGGCTCGAAGCGCAGGCTAACTCAACTATTGGCGGACGAGCCTTGCAAAGGATGAGGTGCGGCAGTGGCGGGCCAGCGGAGCCCCGCGTAGGGTGCCGGACCATGAGAGATCGGGAATTGATGAGCACGATAGTCTTGGTGTCTTGCGTCAAGTCAAAGCGCCGACACGCTTCTACGGCACGGGACATGTATACCAGCCCTCTTTTTCGGAAGATGGTGGCCTACGCAGACACCCTCAAGCCAAGAGAGATCTTCATTCTCTCTGCCAAGTATGGGCTTCTGAGCACGGACACCGTTATCGACCCGTACGAAAAAACCCTGAAGAATATGTCGAATGCCGACAGGCAAGAATGGGCGAAGGACGTTCTAGCTCGGTTGCGAGAGCATTGCGATCTTGACCAAGACGAGTTCGTGCTCCTGGCGGGTCTGCCGTATCGTAAGGGCCTTGTACCGCATCTGAGGCATTGTTCGATTCCCATGGAAGGGCTGAGCTTCGGCAGGCAGTTGCAGTGGTTGGACCACCACCTGCCATGAGTGATGCATGTCATTTTCTGCATCATGCGCTTACGCACCTGCCGCGTTTCAGGCGCGAAGATTTGAGCTCTGTGCCAAAGAACGGGATCTATGTCCTCTTCGAGAAAGGCGAGGTGGGACACGACGTAGAACGTATCGTGCGGATCGGTACTCACACCGGACAAGATAATCTTGCTGTTCGGATTCGTGAGCATCTCTACACGCCCAACAAGGACCGGAGCATTTTTCGAAAGCATATTGGCCGGTGCTTGTTGGCTGCTGACCCGTTCCTGGCTCAGTGGCAACTCGACCTGACCACCAGAGCCGCTCGCACCGCCTTTGCCCACACGCTCGACAAGGACAGGTTGAAGGACGTCGAGAACCAAGTGACCCAATACATGGTTAATAGCTTTTCGTTCTGTGTGCTGCAGTTCGATAAGCAAGCCGACCGGCTCCTCTACGAGCAACGACTTCTATCGACGGTCTTTAATTGCCGTGATTGTGGCCCTTCGGAGGGTTGGCTAGGTAGGGCTCATCCCAGTTCGGAGCTGATGAGGAGGTCTGGGCTTTGGAACGTCCAGGGCTTGCGTGGCGCAGTGCTTTCCGTTGAGGAAGCCACGGGTATCATCGAGCTCGGCGCGAATCGCCCGTCGTTGGTGGGGTAAGGGCGCCATTTTCTGAAACTGCTATTGCAGACACTTTTCGCGCAGACGGATTCGGCCGGACAGGGTAGATTTCTTGCCATGGTCGCGAGAGGCGCGCGCGGCGGGCATCACCGATAACATGAACGACAAACCGGCGACCACGCGCTCGGCGCAGCCGCCGGCTTGGTGAGCGAGAGGCGCTACCCGCGGATGCGGTAGACCCGCCCGCGCTCGCCCTCCTTCTCGGACTCGATCGCGAGGCCGAGCTTCTTCTTAAGCGCACCCGACATCGCGCCGCGCACCGTGTGGGCCTGCCAGTCGAGCACCTTCACGATTTCACTGATGGTGACCCCCTCGGGCCGGCGCAGCAACTCGATCAACCTGGCCTGCTTGCTCTCGGCGCGCGGCGCCTTGGGCTTCTTGACGGCGGCCTTCGTTGTGGTGCGCTTGGCGGTCTTGGTGGTGGTCTGCTTGCGGGTGATCTTGGACATGGTCGTTGCTCGTGATAGCGGGCCGCGACCGTCGCGGCTCCTACTGACCGGAGCCCCGCCAGCCTGAGCCGGTCGGGGCTGGGAGAGTGGTCGATTGCTACTCGGCGTACTCGCCTTCCCTGAAGGTGCTGTCGGTGATGCGCTTCAGCAGTTCGGCATAGTGGGCGAGGGTGCCGACGTGACCCCAGTCGACCTCGTTGGGCGCCACGTTGAAGTGGTCGTCGCTCAGCGCCGTGAGGCGCGCGAGCATCGTGTCGATCTCGTTCTTCTTGGCGATGTAGGCGTCGAGGGCGGTGCGGCGCATGTCGGTCTCCGTTGTTGGTGACCGCATAAGCGCTTCGTTCGCGGCGCGAGCCAAGCGAACAACCCGATCATCGAATTGCTTTCTGACGAGCATCACGATCATGGGATTACAGGCGCTGCGACCGCGTGTGGCGACGCTCAGCCTGCAGACGGCGGCGTTACCGCCGAAGGTCGCAGACCCGTTCTACTCATCGGCCGCGTGGATCGCGCTTCGTGATCGTGTGCGCCGTGAGGCACGAGGACGATGTCAGGTGCAAGGCTGCACGAAACGTGGCGCCATCGTCGACCACATCGTGGAGTTGAAGGATGGCGGCGCGCCGCTGGAGCGGAGCAACACGATGTTGATGTGCATGTCGCATCATGGAGCAAAGACTGCTGCAGAGCGCGCGAAGCGAACGGCGCGGAGGCCGGGGGGCCTCTGATCCTTGGGGCCTGTGGGGCCGGCTGCCGGCGTGGGGCTCACCGGGAGAATTTTTCCCGTCCGTAGTAACCCCAGGAAAATGGCCCTGTTCGGGGCCGCTGTAGGAGGAGGCCGAGGTTGGTGGCTGCTACTGCGCAGAAGTCCCTAGTGGGCAAGACAACGGCCGAGGCGGCCAACGTCGAAGCGAGCACTTGGCCAGCTGACAGGGTCGAGCGCCGCCTGGTGTCAGCCCTCGTGCCCTACGCTCGGAATGCCCGGACGCACAGCGAGGATCAGATCGCCCAGATCGCCGCTTCGATCCGGGAGTGGGGATGGACCATGCCGATCCTCGTAGATGAGGCGGACGGAATTATAGCTGGTCACGGGCGCGTACTGGCGGCTCGGATCCTGGGTCTCACAGAGGTGCCAGTGATGGTCGCGCGCGGTTGGAGCGATGCGCAGAAGCGGGCCTATGTCATCGCGGACAACAAGCTCGCGCTGAACGGCGGCTGGGACATGGAGCTGCTGCCGGTCGAGGTTGGCGAGTTGAAGGCGCTGGGCTTTGATCTCAGCCTGACCGGCTTCGGTGAACTCGAGCTGGCTAAGATACTGGTCGATGAAGCGGGTGACCTTGACGACGCGCCGGAGCCGCCGATTGTGCCGGTGAGTCAGCCCGGCGACCTCTGGATCTGCGGCGAGCACCGAGTGCTCTGCGGCGATGCCACGGTGAGAGCTGACATCGACCGGTTGCTCGACGGGGAGTTGGCCGACATGACGTTTACCGACCCGCCCTACAACGTGAACTATCGAGGCAAGGGCCGGGCGATACTGAATGACGCGCTCGGCTCGGAGTTCGAATCGTTCCTTCGGGTGGCCAGCACTCACATTCTCGCCGTTACCAAGGGGGCGATCTATATCGCCATGTCATCGTCGGAACTCGACACCTTGCAGCGGGCATTCCGCGAGGCCGGCGGCAAGTGGTCGACCTTTGTGATTTGGGCAAAGAACACGTTCACGCTTGGCCGATCGGACTACCAGCGCCAGTACGAGCCAATCCTGTATGGGTGGAAGGACGGCGTCGATCGTTTCTGGTGCGGCGCGCGTGACCAAGGCGATGTCTGGTTCATCGACAGGCCGACGAAGAACGACTTGCACCCAACGATGAAGCCCGTGGCGCTGGTCGAGCGCGCGATCCGGAACTCATCTAAGAGCCGGGACATCGTACTGGATCCATTCGGAGGTTCCGGCACCACAATGATCGCCGCGGAACGAGCTGGCCGGCGCGCCCGCCTGCTGGAACTCGACCCGGCCTACGTAGATGTCATTGTCGCACGATGGCAGGGCGCTACCGGTGGGATTGCTACCCTGGCGGCAACTGCAGAGACCGTGGACCGAGTGAAGTCCAGTCGGATTGCGGTGGCGGCGCCGGAGAATACAACTCAGGAGGTCTTGCCATGACTCGCTCCCCCGGCCGCCCGGCGCACGTCCCGACCGACGAGAGCCGCAACCTGGTCGAATCCCTGTCTGGATTCGGCATCCCTCAGGATGAGATCGCTCGACTGGTCGGGATCGATCCCAAGACCTTGCGCGCCCATTATCACGACCAGATCGAACTCGGGGCCATCAAGGCGACCGCCAAGGTAGCGCAGAACCTGTTCAACATGGCTTGCAAACCCAATCGCGAGGGACTGCAGGCAGCAATCTTCTGGCTCCGTGTCCGCGCTCACTGGTCCGAGTACACGCCGCGTCCAGTGCAGCCCGAGCCGCTTGGCAAGAAGGCGACGGCAGAGGCGGAAGCGCTTACGGCTGCCGACGGCACCGAGTGGAGCCGGCTGGTCAATTGATGCCCTGGGATCTGTCTGTCCCCGACTGGCGCGAACGGATCAGGACTGGACAATCGCTCCTGCCATCGATGCCGAACCTCGACCGGGCGCGAGCCGACCGCGCCATCGCGATCTTCAACAAACTCCGTCTGCCCGATGTTCCGGGAATGCCGCCGCTGTCTCAGGCCGGAGGAGAATGGTTCCGCGAGATCGTCGGCGCGCTGCACGGCTCGGTGGTCCGCGAAACGCGCGAGCGGATGATCCGCGAAGTCTTCCTCCTGGCGCCCAAGAAGTCGTCGAAGACAAGCTACGGCGCAGCATTGATGGAGACGACGCTGCTCATGAATGATCGACCACGGGCAGAGTTCTTGCTGATTGCTCCGACGGTCTCTCTCGCTCATATCGCCTTCAGCCAGGCGCTCGGCATGATCGACAAGGATCCCGACGGCTTTCTGCCGAAGCGCATGCACGTGCAGGAGCATCTGCGGAAGATCACGGACCGGCGGACCAAGTCGACCCTGGAGATCAAGGCGTTCGACACCTCTGTGCTGACCGGCGTGAAGCCGGCCGGAGTGCTGATCGACGAGCTGCACGAGATCGCGCGTAATCCGGCGGCCGAGCGGCTGATCGGCCAGCTGCGTGGCGGGCTGCTGCCCAACCCCGAGGGCTTTCTGATCTTCATCACCACCCAGTCCGACGAGCCGCCACGGGGTGCGTTCAGGTCGGAGCTGATGGTCGCGCGGGCGATCCGGGATGGTCGCGCGCGGGGCTCCATGCTCCCGGTGCTCTACGAGTTCCCCGAGGACATCGCCGACGATCAATCCGACCCTCCGGCGTGGCAGGATCCGAAGCTGTGGTGGATGGTGACCCCCAATCGGGGCCGGTCGGTCTCGGTCGAACGGCTCGAGCAGGAGTGGGAGAAGGCCAGACTGAAGGGGGCAGGCGAGATCGTCCGCTGGGCGTCCCAGCATCTCAACATCGAGATCGGCCTGGCGCTGCGCTCGGATCGATGGGCCGGAGCCGACTACTGGCAGCGCGCCGCCGACCCGGCCCTGACGCTGGATTCTCTGCTGGAGCGCAGCGAGCTCGTCATCATGGGCGTGGACGGCGGTGGTCTCGACGATCTGTTGGGGCTGGCTGTTCTTGGCCGCGACAGGCGGACGAGGCAGTGGCTGCTGTGGTCCAGGGCGTGGGCCAATCCGTCGGTGCTGGAGCGGCGCAAGGGCGAGATCTCCGCCTTGCGCGACTTCGAGCAGGATGGCGACCTGGTGCTGTGCAAGGAGTTCGACCAGGACATCGCGGGTGTCGTGGAGATTGCCAGGCGTATCGATCAGGCTGGGCTGCTGAACGCCGTGGGGCTCGACCCTTACGGCGTGGGCGCGATGGTCGATGCCCTCGCGGAAGCCGGTATCGAAGGATCGGATCGCGTCATGGGAGTGACGCAGGGCTGGAAGCTGTCGGGTTCGATCAAGACGACCGAGCGGAAGCTGGCCGACGGCACGTTGCGGCACGCCGGACAGCGGCTGATGAACTGGGCCGTCGGCAATGCGCGGGTAGAGCCCAAAGGAAACGCCATCACGATCACCAAGCAGGCCTCTGGCGCTGCGAAGATCGATCCGCTGATGGCCGCCTTCAACGCAGTGGCGCTGATGGCGGCCAATCCGGCCAGCCCTCCGAAGTTCCAGATGTTCATACTTTGA